TGCCCAGCCGTGGTTTGATTCAGTCCTACATTGCCCAGAATGTCGTTTATTGAGTTCTTGGCAAAAGGACCGCTGACAAGAGCAATTGCCCCGCCCAACGCATCGCCGCTTTGAATTGCGTTAGCCGCGTTGGCAAGTGCGCCAACGTTCTGGAACGTAACAGTTGGGATTCCAGCGAACACGCCGGTATTAACCGTAGCGCCGCTGATGGGGTCAATTGCTGTAGCGCCACCGGCAAACCCAGCACCTGCGCCCGCAGCAGATGCTATCGCGGCAAGATAGTTTCCTTGGTGCGCTTGAAGGACAGCATTAGCAGCCATACCCCATGGCCCAAGAGCCGGGGCAAGCATGGAGAAGATAGTACCTACCGGACCCTTCCACCCTTCTGAGTAGTCAAAGCCGTCCGCATCGACAACATTGCCACTTGCATCAAACCTATATACAACCCCGCTGTCACCACCAGTGAAGTAACGAACCTCACTGCCGGTGATGTTGCCGTCGTCATCGTACGAAAGCGTAGTCTCGATAGGCTTGCCTTGCGGCCCAGTCTCAGACTTGGACGCGGTATACCCATTACCAACAAAGTTGCCCGAAGAATCGTAAGACCCCCGGTTCTGCCTAAACGTATACCCATCACGGGTGATGCCGTAATCGTAGAAAGTGCTAGCTTCCCCCTGATCAAAGGCTGCTTGCCTAGAAGCTGCCAACTGCGCTTTGAGGTTGGCATCGGCGAGAGCGTTTTTACCAAGCGTGCGGGGGTCAGTACCCGAAAGAAGTTGCTGTGTTCCGGTAGGCGTCGGCGTGGGAGGAGGTACGGTAGCGGAGGGAGCTGCGGTGCCACCAGATACCCCGCCAGAACCAGTCAATACTTGGCTGATATCCCCTTCAGTATCAAACGGCTCGTAGCCTTCGGGCGATAGGGCCGCTCTGTTGGTGCCAGACCGTGCTGCTGGAGAAGTGCCGCCATATAGGCCACCCACTACTGTATTGCCGGTAAAAGAACCAGACTGAGTACCCGTAGGCGACCCACCGGTGCCTCCCGTCAGAGACGCAAGCCCGCCTATATCGGAGCTTGAAGTGGTTCCAGTATTAAGGTCCGAACCTCCAAGCACGGTGGGCGAAGTAGACGCACCGGTCAACGTTCTGATGCCAGAAGCAGTTGCCCTGCCAGAAGGTTCAGCACCGCCGGCCCCAGTAATGAAGTTAGTACCGGCAGCTAGCGAGCCTCCTCCAGTAACGCGACCGCCGGAGAAAGCCGACGGTAAGTTATTTACGCTGGTGGGTGTAAACGATCCGGCGAGATCGTTTGCTGCGGAGTTGATTGCCGCAATATCGCCGGTGCCAAGAGCAGTGAGAAGAGAGTTAGCCGCCCCCGCGACCCTCAAGTCGCCGCTACGCGTAAGTGCTTGCGCAGCAGAAATTGCCCCTGTGGTGTCTCTAACCTGCACCCTAGATAAAGCGTCCGCAATTCCACTGGCGTCTTGCAGCGTCATGCCGGTGCTTCCAAGCATGATCTGAGTAGCTTGATTGCCAGAAGCAAGCCCAAGCCCAGCGAGCCTATTCAGGTCGCCGTTATAGATGGCTTCAGCGACATTGCGCCCTAAATCGCTGTTTTCGCCCAAGAAGCTCGTACCCTGCGCCCCAGCGCCACCGGTGCCAACACCCCCACCTGATGTAGTGGCGGTCGTGCCGCCAATACCCTGCGGGTTAAGCTGTTGATCGGTTACGTTAAACCGAGGGTTATAGACGTACGTGTCGCCTTGTACGTTGTCGGTGTAGCCGCCACCTTGGTCGTAGCTATTGGGGTCAGTAAAGGTCTGATTCAGCAACCCTGCGATGGCGTTTTGGTCCCAGTTGGGAACGCTTGACCATTGCGCGCTAGGCCAATTACGGTAAGTCGTAGGGAGCTTAGGCACAGCACGTGCAAGCTGAGCGGGCGTAACGCGGAACCTAGAGCCAACAGACCGAACGGCGTCGGCCATGCTCATCCCCACGTCTAGCGAATTTTTCAGTATGTCCGCTACGTAGTCATCGGAGTACCCCGGTGCAGTCGTCGTTGCAGGTGGCGCAGTGGTAAGCGTAGCAATACCTACCGCTTGAGTCGTGGGCGGGGCGGTAGGCGGAACGGTAGGTGCAAGAGTAGGCGCAGCCGTCAACCGAACCGTCGTGGGCGGAAGGGTAGGCGGAAGGGTAGGCGGAACGGTTGTAGTCAGCCGAACCGTAGTCGGCGGGACGGTTGTAGTCAGCCGAACCGTAGTTGGCGGAACGGTAGTGGGCGCAAGAGTGGGCGCGAGGGTAGGCGCAAGAGTGGGCGCGAGAGTAGGCGCGAGAGTAGGCGCAAGAGTAGTAAGCGGGGGAGAAGTTGCGCGTATCCAAGTATTGCTAGACGCATCTAGCACATACGTATCGCCGTCCGGATACTTGAGGTACAGCCTACCAGCGGAATCGGTTTCAAGCGTGGGTCCAGCAGCCGTAGGCGAAGGGGTAGGCGCAGAGGTAGTAGTCGGCGGAAGAGTAGGCGCAAGAGTAGGCGGAACGGTGGTAGTCAGCCGAACCGTCGTAGGCGGAACGGTGGTAGTCAGCCGAACCGTCGTAGGCGGAAGAGTAGGCGCAAGAGTAGGCGCGAGAGTAGGCGCGAGAGTAGGCGCGAGAGTAGGCGCAGCCGTCAGCCGAACCGTCGTAGGCGGAACGGTTGTAGGGGGAAGAGTAGGCGCAAGAGTAGGCGCAAGAGTAGGCGCGAGAGTAGGCGCAACGGTAGCAGCAGGGAGACTGGCAATACCAGCCGAACCTACAAGATCACCAAAGTTGGAGTAGTCAGGGATGCCCTCAAGAAGGCTTAAAAAATCTACCGGAGCAGTTTGCGCGGGAGGAGCAGTTTGAGCGGGAGGAGCAGTGGTGACAGGATTTGTATAGTGGTAGTACGGATCCGTGTAGTACGGATCGACGTAGTTGTACAAGTCTTCAAACTCTTGCTCTGTAAGAAGTCGCGCCATGATCTTATTGAGTCAAGTCGTAGAAGGACAGCGACCCAACCACGTCACCCGTGGTTGCACCAGAGACAGTTCTGACAGCAACGGTGTAAATGTCACTGACCCCGGCAATCGTTGCGCCCAGTTGCAAGTCAAAGTTGTACCCCGTGGCTGCGCTAAGACCTTGCGTCCCACCTGAGCCAGAAGAGGTCACATAGTCTGTTTGCACGATGGTGCCGCCTGTGGTCGCCGTAGCCGACACGTCGTACTCTACGTTAGAGTCACTGGGCACTGCTGTCCATGATGCGGCTGTCAGGGTGGGGTTCTTGATTAGCGCCACCTCGTAGTTCTGACTGGTTGTGGGCAGCACTTGAACCCGGTTGGGCAGCACCACCGCACCCGTCCGTCCAGACGCAAGCCGGATAGAAACGACGGGCAAGAACGTCGTGCCGATGGTCCCCAAGATTGTGGTGCGTCGCGCCACATGGTCGATGGAGGTCTGCTCAAATCCGCCTTCGGAAATCACCGAGCAACAAATCGCCTTCATCGAAGCCGCCACCGCAGATGTGGCGGTCACAATCTCATAGCGCACCGGCAGGATAGCCGTGGTCATGTAGACGTTGGTGATCTCGTTGGCGTTGTTAAACGTGTGGCAGACGATGTACTGACCGTCAATGATGAAGCCGCACCGGACTGAGCCGACACCCAACCACTCAAAGTCCATCCACAGAATCTGCGCCTTGGACGGATCAAGCGTGTATCCAGAGTCCCCGGTGCCATCCAGTTTGTCGCCGTTCCAGTCTGCCTGATTGACTGTCCGAACATTAGAGACAGAGCCTGTGACGTAAGAGCGCAGGACAAAAGAATAAACTCCGTCGACGCGCTGGAAGAACACGCCGTTCTGGTCGTTGTAGTAGCCCACCCGCTGCGTGAGGTTCAGGCTCATGCTGCTGTCCATCACGAAGGTGGCGAGCACCAACAGACCCTTACCGGGCTGATACGGGAAAGAGCGGTAGGACTGCCGCAGCACAGAACCGACACCGGCCCCAGTGACCTCCATCTTCACTGCCGCTTCATTAGACAGGAAGGATGTCGTGCCCGTGCCGGTCGTAGAGACATCAAACTGATTGTCTGCGGCGTAGCGGTTCTGGCTGTCAAACAGCGTGTAGGGCTGACTGACCCGCAGTCGCCCAAAGGCATCAGTATTAGTGCCGCCAATAGAGATTGGGATGGGAGATGTCGTTGCCACGATCTGCCTCAGTAGTGCGTCCAAACGGTTGAAGTACAGACGCAAGACATTGTTGAACTGCTCCTGATAACGCGAGTCGTACTGACCCGGCGCAAGAGGCAGGTTAGGTGGCGGGATGACGACTGCATCTTCGATCAGCAAACTCATCTGCGACCATCCATGCGAACGTCAATACGCGGATGCCCCAACTGCCACGTAACCCCCAGTCCAGTAGACGCCATCTTCATGATCATCTGCCGCCCACGCACCCGGATGTAGACGATGTTGGTAAATTCTTCAATAGGGACAGTCTCAGTCCGGGTTACGGAGGCGCTATCAGACCCCCCTTCGGAACGAGGGTCGTTAAAGCCCGAACCTGATCCTTTCATCGGGATCAAGGTCATGACGGCAGACGGATTCTGCGCAGTCGATCCAGTGAACGTCACGTCAGGCAGCATACGCCACACGAAGCCAAAGTGCTGACCATCCTCGATGTCAAACTCAGAGGACTCGATGTAGGCTTCGATAGCGGTCGGAGTGCCAGTCGTGTTGTCGTCGACCCCGTTCTCGTGCTGGACGATATTGTTGGCGTACGTTGCAGCAATTGGATAGTCCTGTAGCCCCGAATCTAGCCACGCAGTGCGTGCCATCGCGCCGTAATACCAGATTTTTTCAAGATAGTTGAACACCACGTACCGATCTACCGTGGTGGAATTGGCAGAGCAATAGAACCACCAGACTTCATTGAAGCCTTCGTTTGTTCCAGCAAACACTTGTTGCGCTTGCGTCTGGTTAAAGTCTTGGAACACGTAACGACGCAGGTCGCAAGGAAGCGTTTGCACGCGGCCATCGTAGGCGTAGAACTTGTCCACACCCATCCAGTACACCACGCCCGAGCCTACAGCCACGGCGTTCTGCCCTACGATAGATAGGTTGTCGCCCAGAAGCTGCGCTCCCCACACAAGCTCAGACCCGTTGTACTGAAGCGAGTAAAGAGCGGAGTCGGTAAACACCACCAACTCCTGCCGCGTCTGAATGGCGGAAACAAGCTCCGACCCATGAGACAAGCGCAGGCTACCCGCTTGGTTTGTAGCCGCAGGGGTCCAATTAACGGCGCTTTCCTGCGCAGACCAGCGGATGAGCATCGGATCTTGCACGACGCTACCGTAGTCATTACAGCCAAATGCGAACACAAACCGATTGATATCGGACACAAAGATGAAGTTCTGCACCGTAGGCACACCGGATGCGCCAGCCAGCGTAGACAACTCGACGGCGCGGGTGCCTACACCAGACGTGGCATCCCAGTAGTACATAGCCCCACCGCGAGGGCCAAAGATTAAGTCTTCACCAAAGTTAGCTTGGCTCCACAACCGCAACGTGCTGTTACTTGTACCACCTGTACCCCACGTACCTGCACCCCACGTACCCGCGCCCCACCCAACAAGGGGGGCCACAAACTCCGGGCCTACATTGATCTGATAGGCAGCAGATACCGCCGAGCCGCCCGTGGCCCCCGCAGCAACAATCGACGATGTCGTGATCGTGTAGGAGTTGATGTTGACAACCGTGATCTGAAACTGCGCATTGAGCACGGATGCGTAGGTGCCCGTAACGCCGCTGAAGGTCACAAAGTCCCCAG